AAAGAATTAATGCTATTCATCTCAATGCAGATGAAGTCCGTGCAACAGTTAATTCTGACCTTGGGTTTAGTCCTGAAGACAGAATCGAACAGGCACGTCGTATGGGTGAGATGGCTCGTCTAATTGAGCGACAGGGCGTTGCTCCAGTAGTAGTTGACTTTGTTTGTCCAACAGACCTTACTCGTGCAGCATTTGGTAAGCCAGACATACTGGTATATATGAACACAATTCAAGAGGGTCGCTTTGAAGATACTAACAAGATGTTCGAAAAGCCAGTTAACTTTGATGTAATCTATAATGATCACGAACTAGATCAGGATGAAAAGGCCACACAAATTATTAATAACTTTGGTCTTCACGACTGGTCTGCACCGACAACATTAATGCTTGGACGCTATCAGCCATGGCATGAGGGGCACCATGCTCTTTATGTAGAGGCTGGAAAGCGTACGGACCAAGTGCTTCTTGGGGTCCGTAATACCTACAAGACAAGCGAAAAGGATCCTTTGAAGTTTGAGCAGGTAAAAGAGTATATTGCAAAGGATGAATTTATGGATGGTGCAATGGTACTAAGATTACCCAACATTACTAATATCGTATATGGTCGAGATGTTGGTTACAAGATTGAGCAAGTAGATTTGGGGGCAGACATTCATGCTATTTCGGCTACTCAGAAGCGTAAAGAAATGGGTATCTAGCATTTTCTTGGATAACAAGATAGCAGATGCTGAAGCAAGACTATACTTTGGAGATGATTATGACAGTAAAAAGGAGTAGATCCTTTGCCAAGTCATTGACTTGGAGGGTTATTGCGCTTTTGACAACCTTTATAACTCTTTATGCTTTAAGCAAAGATATCAATATGGCAACCATGGCAACAGTGATAACCAATGCTGTTAACTTTATTGCATATTACTATCATGAAAGAGTATGGAACTCGGTTGCGTGGGGTAAAGAATGACAGTAACAAAGGCTAGGTCTTTTGCTAAAGCAATGAGTTATCGTATCTGGGGAACACTATCCTCATTTATTGTTGCTTATGTGCTAACAGGAAATGCTACTCTTTCAGGTGCAATTGCATTTTGGGAAACGGTAGTTAAAATATTTATTTACTACGCACATGAGCGTGGTTGGAACCATATACAGTGGGGTAGAAAATGACACAATATTGGTCTTGGCTTCTTGCAGTAATAGGAGTATCTGGAATATTCCTTGTTGGTCGTAAAACAATTTGGGGTTGGCTTATCTTGTGCGTTAATGAATGTCTATGGATATTGTATGCACTAGCAACAAAGCAGTATGGCTTTATAGCAATGGCTGTTGCATATGCAGCAGTATATATTAAGTCATATATTCATTGGAAGAAAGAGGAGTAATGTATACGGACAAAATGAAGATGGCGTTTCACTCTATCCGTGCACCCAAAAACTTCTCTTTACAGATTATTGATCATGAGCAGTTTATTACTGTGAAGGCAAGTGAAGAACAGTTTATGCGTTTAGCAGATGATGAAAAGCGTGGTGCTGTTGAGTACATGGTCAGAGTTAAGAAAGCACTAGAAGATAATGGTGCAATAGTTTTATTAGTTCGTGATAGTATAAAGTAATATGGGAGAAAGAATGATTGACTTCATTATATTTTTTATTTTTATATTTGTTTTTATTGCTTTAGCATATGACAATGTTAAGGTAAGAATGAGCAGGATAAAGATAACTGAGAAGTTGTTACAAACTACGATTGATAACAATATCTTAAGAGATGATGTATCAATAAAGAATAGTCAAGAGTACTTAAACTTTGTAACAAAGGCTAGAGAAGATGCCTACGAATACATTGAAGAGGTCCACGAGTCATTCTCAAAGTTTGATCAGCGGGTTGCACCAATAATGGATCACTTTGACCGTGTTGGGCTTGCAGCATCAGGACATCCTTTGTATAGTCAAATGAGCGTTGTGTCTGATGCTTATAAAGAACTAAAGACTAGTTTTCCAGACACAACAAAGAACGACTAGGAGTAAAAATGAAAGACATTATTTTATCAATATTAACAGGTTTTGGCTGTGGTGTAGTCTTTGCAGCGTTCAAGTTACCAGTTCCAGCCCCACCAGTATTTGCTGGGGTTGCTGGTATAATTGGATTATGGTTAGGCTATTACGCACTGTCTAATTACATATCCTAGGAGGAAAAAATGAACGAACAACTAAAGGCACTACTAGCATCATACGGACGATCTGTCCTTGGTGCAGGGCTTGCACTATACATGTCTGGGGTCACAGATCCACAGACACTTGCATACTCACTATTGGCAGCACTTGCACCAGTAGCACTGAGAGCAATCAATCCAAATGATACAGCGTTTGGTCGTTTGCCAGATGTAGCAGAAGTTGATGCTGCAGTTAAGAAGGCAACAGTTAAGAAGGCTCCAGCAAAGAAGGCAGTCGCAAAGAAGGCTGCACCTAAGAAGGACTCTAAGTAATGAAGGAGGGTGTGGTGGGGGCTATTACCCCACCATCACCTATCCATAAAACTACCGTAATAGTAAATACTCTATATAGAACTGGTACAAACTATTTTTTTACACTCTTGTTTCATAGCATAAGAGATAATAATGAAAATGTTTTATTTGAAAGTTTACACTCACCAGCCTTTGCAGCAGTAACTCCAGAAGACTGCATACAATTTTTTGTAAAAAGAGATCCATTCGACTCAATAGTTTCTATGATATACGCCAGGCTTTATGGCATACCAGAGGATAAACTAAAAGAATCTCTAGACCAAACACTAACCCATTATGCAGATCAATGGATTCTTCATTTAAATAATGTTATCAAGAATAATAATATAGAGATAGTAGACTTTGTAGATTTATCAAACAATCCTAAAGGCTTGATCGCTGCCATCAATAATAAACTAGGGTTAATGGCATTTGCCAATGACAAAATTCTTGAGTCAGTAGAAGAGGAACTAGAAAAAAGAAAAAACCCTGGAGGAGATGGATTTAACCATACCCCAAGCAAGAAGACCAACAACAACGAGATAATCAGGGAATACCTCAAAAGCAACAACATCTTTGGCAAACGAGAAGAGATATACTATCTATACAACAAGATAGCCCCAACAATTGTGATATAATTATATTACCTGCCCAATGGGGGGTAAATTAACTTATTCGCTTGAAAGGGGAATAACATGGTAAAAACAGCACTGGATCTTTTTAATGATCCTTTTTTCAACACCTTCTCAAATTTTCAGAAGGTAACAACAACAACAAACTATCCACCTTACAACCAGATCAAACTAAATGATAAAGAGTATATTCTTTCATTTGCTTTGGCTGGATTTTCTAAGGATGATGTCTCAGTATCGCTAGACAATCGCAAACTTACAATCAAGGGCGAGAAGAAGGATGCTGAGTTGCCAGAGGGTGCAGAGTATCTACATAAGGGCATTGCTGCTCGTAAGTTCACTGATATCTTTACCCTTCCTGAGTTTGTTGAAGTTGTTGGGGCTGAATTTAAGGACGGTATCTTAGATATCAGACTTGAGAAGCAGATCCCAGAAGACAAACTACCAAAGACAATCGAAATCAAGTAGTATAATATAAATAGTCCCCACACAGGACCTTAGTGATGGATTAGTTACCCATTGGATAGAGACCGTGGCGCAAGTCAGGTGAATTACCTGTGTGGGGGCTTTTATAATTTTGTTGGTATAATATTTTTATATGATAAGCAAGGAATTGCAAAAGCAAAAGCAGCAATTCAAAAGGATGCTTTCAGAACTGAAAGAGTCTAGAGGTTGCTATGACTGTGGAGAAAAGAATCCCATAGTTTTAGATTTTGACCACCTCAAAGATAAAAAGTACAACATTTCTAGGATGGTTCATGATGGGTTTTCCTGGAAGGCAATACTAAAAGAGATAGATAAGTGTGAGGTCGTATGTGCCAATTGTCACAGAGTGAGGACACACAACAGGCTCATGGGGCTATAATATCTGGTATAATAAAAGTACCATGATCGAAAAGGACGGTAACTAATCAATGATTATTTTTGACGATAGATATATCGAAAAGCAAGATGTAGAAGACCTACATAACAATGTTTCAAACAGAAACAACTGGTCACAAGATCCATCTAATCCACTAATATCATATATACCAGTAGAGGTAAACAATGAAGAACTAAGTGGAGATGCTCTATACTTTATTAGAAAACTGGACCTTTTTGCAAACTCTAACAGAATTGATGTTCAAGAGGTAAAAGAGATTACTTTGATCAAGATGGATAAAAAGACAGACAAGCAAGAACTTGAGTATGAGTCACCAGAGATTGATGAAGAAGGAAACCTTATACTTTTCATCTCTACAAATGACTCTGATGGTCACACCTATGTATTTAATGAGGGTCTTGGCGAAGCAAAGTCAGAAGACGACCTAACAGTGTTTACAATGTTTTCTCCATATGCTGGAAGAGGATTTATTGTATTTGCAGACAAGTTCTACGCACTATCAATGCCAGAAAAGTTTGAAAACCAGTACATGGTTAAGATTAAGTTTGCTGGAAAGATCATACAAAATCAGGCATCAACTGTGTATGACATGGAGATGTAATTATGCCATATCATGTAGGTGCTAAGGGGTCTAATGGATGCGATGGATACCCTGCCGTTGACGAAAACGGTAAGGTAATGGGATGCCATAAGACTAGATCAGAAGCAGCAGGACAAATTTACGCTATTAATGTTAGCGAAGGCAACATAGGAAAAGCAATGACAAACCTTAAAGAGGGCGACTTTGCAATGACAGCACATGGATCAGATGAAGAAGTTCATATTGGTCAAGTAGTTCATGTTATGCGTGAAGGTATGCTTGGAGTTCCAGGTGGAGAGTATACACTTGAAGCAACACCAGAAAATCCAGCAGTTCTAATTCAGTTGTTTGAGCAAGAAGAAGATGGATTTTGGGAAGCAACAAACCTATACACAGGATGCATGATGTCCCTCATGGTTGCAATTGATCCACTACCACAAGAACCAACAAAAGAGGAGATGGCAATGGCAGCATATGATTCATACGTAGGAAAAGCAGAAAATCCAATTATGCCAACAGATACATATCAGGGCTGCGGTTGCGAAACATGCAAGGAACTAAATGTAAGTTGTGAAAACTGTCCTGCCTGTCAGTCAGAAGGCATGAAGAGTGATTGCTGCCCAGATCTAAACAAGCAAGCGCCTTGCTGGGATGGCTATGTACAGCGTGGAATGAAGCCAGGAGATAACGGAAGACCAGTTCCTAACTGTGTCCCAGCAGCAAAGGCAGATGACCTATGGGAAGATGATGACACTGTTGAGTATGAGACAGATACAGTATCAAAGGCAGAAGGATACTCTCCACCAGCAGGAGCAAGATCTGCTGCTCGTAGAGCAATTAAGTTTAAAGAAGATGGAAAGGCTAATGGTGCAGGAACTGCAGTTGGCTGGACTCGTGCAGGGCAGTTAGCAAGAGGAGAAACAATCTCTCTTAGTACTGTTAAGAGAATGTATTCATACTTCTCACGCCACGAAGTAGATAAGAAAGGTAAGGACTGGGGAAACACAGCAAATCCTTCTAATGGATACATCATGTGGTTAGCGTGGGGTGGAGATGCAGGATACTCTTGGTCAAGATCAATCGTTAATCGTGAAAAGGATAAGGCATTGTTTGCTGACTTTGGAAAAGATTACACACGGAATCGCACAGAAAGACACTCATTCTAATGCCAAAGAAAAAGTCAACAGCATTTAATCCTATCCAAATTAAAGATGGAATGGTTGTTCGTTTAAGAAAAGATGGCACAATCAAGGCTATACTTGGAAAATACGGCGAGTACAAGAAAAAGACAAACAACACATCAAATTGAGGTATCTGATTGATAATTGATATCAGTGGTAAGTGGTACAAAACCAAATTCGCTAGAAGAAAGTTTCTTCGTATACCTATAACTTTTGGTCATACTTTAGTTGCTAAACCAGACAACACTCTTCATTATGATCAGGAATTAGTTGAAAAATATAAGTATGCAGTACCAACTATAGAAGAATACACAGATGTAGAGATACACAACAAGGTTAGATCAAAGATTTCACCAATTGAAAAACGAAAGCCACAAACATTTCTAGCAATTCACACAGAGTCATATCATCACTTTTTAATTGATACCATTGGAGCAATCCTATTTTTAAAAAATAACAGTTTTGAAAACTTTGAAATTAAAAATATGATGATAAGTCATGGTAAAAAAACAATCTCTCAAATGCTTCAAGAAGAAAACTTTAACTATGGAATGAAGAATTTTCATCAGGAAGTATTTGATTATTTTGAATTGGGTACATATAAGAATACGCTTGTAGACTTAAGAGATTCTGACCCACTAAAGTTTGATAAATTAATTGTTGTAAATCAAACATCATTTCCATTAGACAGTTTTTGCGAAGTACTAAAACTTTTTAAAGCAGAGATACCCAAGAATGCGGTTGCAAATAATAAAATATACATAAGCAGAAAAACAATAAAGCAACCAAACAAGGGAAGAGAAGTTTTAGATGAAGAGATTTTACAGAAATACTTTGAAAATCACGGATACACTACGGTATTCTTTGAGGATCATTCTTTTGAAGAGCAGTTAAACATTATGGCTTCAGCATCACACGTCGTAACATATAATGGCAGTTCAATGGTTAACACCATCTTTATGCAAGAAGGCACAAACATATTAGAAATAAGAAATTCTTTAGAACAACAACATGATGCCTATATGTTTTGGTCTAGATGGTTTAATATAAAACACCACGTACTAAGATGCTTTGGTGCAAATACCTCGCAAGAAATAATAAATGCTATTGAATCAGATTCTACAATAGTTCTGTAATCTCAGTCACACACTTATTATAATCAACTTCTGTATTCATGTGGCCAATCTGTACAAACTCCATATGGCTTTTCAGACAACTGACTTAAAACAGTTTCCCTGTTTAGTAGTTCTGGAAGCACCATTATAGACTTTTTAGTTATCTCTTGTCCTGGATATGTCCATATGTACCCATTACTTGTTAGAGTAAAGTCATCACCTTGATGCCAAAAATACTTTATACCTGGAAACTTACTTGGCAATAGATATAGTGCGTCTAGATTCTTGCAATGAAACCATGCTTTCTCTATTATACTTATTAAAAATTTTTCTGGACAATCATATTGAGGGTAGTCGTGACCTAAAAATATTTGTCCCTCGATTACCCTGACATCTACCTCAACATCAAACCCATCGTCTATTGCCCTTAATATTTGTGCAGGTGAGTTTTCTGTCTCTAAACTGGGTCCGTAAATATTTGCTCTGTGAGCGATTATTCTCATTTCTTTTTTTCTACAACTACCTTATCATTCTTAATGCCTGGCAACTTAACACATATAACTTCGCAATCAGTTAAGAATTCTGGGTCTGCGATCTCAAACGGGTAGAGGATAAAGACATCTCCAGCAACCAACTTTGTATTTTGGAGTATCATTTCTCCCTTAATTAAAACATTGATCTCTGTAATTTTTTCTTGGTAGTGTAGGTCCCACACTTGCCCCTTGGGGTGCTTCATGTATGCAACCTCACAAGCATCAGTTTGAAATGCTGCCTTTGGAAAGTCTCCAACAAACCATCCACGCTCTGTTTCTTCTATTCTAGATATCTTCATAAACCAATTCCCTCCCAATCATAATTTTCAAATCCCTCATCTGTAACAAGATTAATAGACAGTGCTCTATCGTTATCAGTCTGCAGTTGTTTATCATTTATAAGTACACGCACTCCACTTGTTACACCCATTATTAACTGATCCCAGCAAAGACCAAGATCAGTTAGTTGTTTCTCTGTCAACATTCTTGCAGACTCTTTTCTTGCAGTAGTCAATATTATTTTGTGACCCTTAGAGTCCCATTCGTTAAACTTGTTTATTACATTAGACAAAGCGATGGCTGGTTCAAAGCCAACATAACTAAATCTATGAACATGCTTAATAATTGTTCCGTCTATATCGCAAAAAATTGTTTTAGGTTTTTCTGTGTAATACTCTTTAACCTTTGACTGATAGATATCAACATCTTTTGGTGTGCCAAGACAAATGTAAGAGTTTTTTGGCATGTTGTATGGAATAATCTTTTTCATGTTAGATATCATATAGTTGTATGTTGGGGCAACATAAACTTCTTTCATGCCTAAACTTTTATATTCAGACTTTAACTTTTTTGCTGATGCAACAAAGTCTTTACCGTTTTTCCAATAATGTAAACCAATTAAAGCACTGCTACTAATTGGATTCTTTTCCTGAATTTCTGTAACAGTATTATCATAGATTCTAGCAAAACTGTGCTTTGGGTCAGTCGACTCAAATACTGCTATGCAGCCACTTACACTTTCGTCTTTAACCGCTTCTAGAAAATTTTCGGGATCCCAAGCAAGTATCTGATCACAGTTAGTAATAATAAGTTCTTCATCATTATCTATATACTCCTCTGCATATAGACAACTGTCTGCTGCTCCAAATTGCTCTACATCTAAGCATATCTCTATGGAATCAGGGTCAATCTTTTTTAATATTTCTGACAAGGCTTTGTTGTAATCTTGATTGTCATATTTCTTTGTTATAAAAATGTGTCTGCCTTTTATTCCAAGACTTAAAGCGGCATGCTCAATCATTGTTTTACCATTTACAACAATCAATGGCTTTGGTATATCTATGCCTACTTCTTTAAAGCGTGATCCAAGACCAGCCATGGGTATTACTATGTTCATTTTGCCCCAATCTATTTATATTATACCAGAGACATGTTATAATAAAATACATGTTTACGCTATTGCCAAGGCCCAATAGAATTATTATAGACTCAATGGACTCTTGCGAACTTGCTTTTGCGCCTTCGATTAGTGACTTTAAAGACTTGTATTCAAATTCTGAAATAGAAAATATAGGTGATAAAAAGGGGTACAACACACAGCCAATCTTTCTTTATAAGAACATTAGTCTGAATAACTCACAAAAAGAAAGACAACCTTTTTCTGGAAACTATTTTGTTGCACTTCACCACACCCACTATGGACATTATATAAACGATATCATTGGTCCATTTTTATATGTAAGAAGGTTTGTTCCAGATATTAAGTTGTTGCTTTTGACACCATACAGTTCAGCCCTAAGCGAAAGATACATTGATTCAAAACATATTGCTATGACAAAAAACATAGAAGCATTATCAATAAAGCATGGTATACCTATTGAGGTAGCAAGTATTTTTGACAGCATTAAAATTGAAAATCTGTATTACTGGGGTCCAGAAGCATTGAAAAAAAATAGAAAGGCATCCTATGAACTTCAGTATGAGATGTATGACGTAGTGTATAAACTACTAAATAATTCTATTAGTGTTAGCAATGAGAAAAAAGACAAAATTTATATAGGAAGAAAGCATGGTAATTCAAGTATTCAAAATGCTGCATCTCCAAGATATATAAAAAATGAAGAATTAATTGAGGAATACTTTTCTAGCCTAGGATACAAGGTAGACTTATTCTCTAGAGCATCAAAAGTTGTTGGCTTTACTGGTACTGGCTTTACAAATGTTTTGTGGACTGACCCCAACTACTCAATAGATGTGGTTCAACTATCATCTTGGTTAGAGTATAACGATCCTGCCTGGCAAAGAATTGCAGAATCTCTTAACCATAACTATATTTATATAGGTATGTCAAATACTCATGATGCAAAAAAGATTATTCATACGCTAAAGAAATGCGAATCTGCTTTCCTTTAGGCATTAACAACTTGGCTGGTCTGGCAGGTCTCGATCCTGCGACATCTCGATTAACAGTCGAGTGTTCTACCAACTGAACTACAGACCAAAGTATTTAATTATAGCACCCCTGATTGGATTCGAACCAACGACAAACGGATTAGAAGTCCGCTACTCTTCCGCTGAGTTACAGAGGTATGGAGCGAGTGACCAGACTCGAACTGGCACCTCCAACTTGGAAGGATGGCGTACTGCCCTTATACTACACTCGCAACACTCTATTTAATTATGTCGTACATCTGGAAGGACTTGAACCTTCGGCTCTCCGCATATAAGGCGGGTACTCTAACCAACTGAGTTACAGATGCGTACACCAGGTAGGACTTGAACCTACGATAACCGAATTATGAGTTCGGGGCCTTGACCAACTTGGCTACTGGTGCTAGATACCATTATCTTCTAACCTTCTAAGTATCTCAGAAGTTTGAGGATCTGTCAACACTCTGTTAAGTGCATCTTTTAAATCGTATCGAATTTCTGGGCGGGTATACTTATCATCTTTCGTAATCCTATTTAACAACTCCATTAATCTAACACAGTCATCGTGTTTATACCAAACTGTGCAGTATAGTTTTCCATCGATTTCTTCTACATTAAGGCAGGTCTTATACTCCTCTATAATCTGGTCTATAACGGCCTTCTGAGCCTTTTTACAGCCATTGCAAGGGCATACCCACTTAGACACCCTTAACCTTCTTTATAGCCTCTATGACGAGCATCTTCATGCCTAAAGCGTTAAGTTCGCTATCAGCAATATTGATAGCCTCGATCTCTGAAATAATCTTATTTTTGACTGCAAGAACTACCTTATGTGTTCCGTTGCACTCTGGATAGTCAGTAGAAAAACCACAACCACAACTCATGATGCTATAACCCCCAATAGAAATCCAATAATAATACAAAAAAATGAGACAGACCAGTAATAAGTCCTTTGCAGGTAGTCGTCTAGAATTTCTCTTACAACTTCCCTTGGAATTATGATTTCATAATCCTCATTATCTGGATCTGGAAACTTAAAAGTCTTCATTCATTCTCCTTCTGATATATATTAATTATATCGAAAACCAGTGCGCTTGTCAAATTTACGGAAGATATCTAACTTCATCTATTATTTTATACTTAAGAGCAGTCTTAATCATATTATCAGAGTAACTACCCTCGTCTGGTCTTGCAGAAAAATATACTACATAATATAAGTCGTTATATGTTTTGATTAATGCACCGTTGGCTATTGCCTTTTTAACATTATCAGTTCTTTGTGCTCCTGGTCTTTTCTTGTCACCAGCGTTGCCACCTTTTGCTTCGACATATTCAAAGCGTTCCTTGTGATGTGCACGAAAATCTACTTCTACGCCAACCTCTTTAAACTGATAGTTTCTTTCTATTGTTGTAAATCCACGAATAGAAAGATCTTCTAACACTTTTGCTTCAAACTCATCGCCACTCTTCTTTGACTCAGCCTGAAAATTATTATTTAGGTCTGGAACCATTTGCTTTGCTTCTTCGTATATCTCGTACAATTCTGATAAGTCCTTATCTTTCATATAATCTTTGCACACATCGTAATATCCAGAGGTGGTTGCAGTTTTTAAGAAACCATTTTCTGGTCTATCAACTATTGTATCAGTAAAGGCTGATCCATTTCTTTTTACTCCAGTTATAGAGCAGATGTGATCAACTACAGAATCGATATCTTTTAACTGCTTGTACTCAAAAACTATCTCAACCTTCTCAATAATATACTTATAAAATGTTAAATATTCAATTTTGCATATAGATAAGTATTCATCTAAAGTCTTTTCATTTTCGTGATGCAACTGCATAGCAAGTCTAGATGTAATAGACTCCCTTGGGTCACGAATTATGCTTACCCTATAATCATAGTTGTTCGTTAGTGGCCTATGTGTCTTATTTAAAACTACCCCTGTTGTTTGCAGAAAGTACTCAGCCAAGTAGTGGCTTCCGCAACGAGGGTAGGTAGGTAATAAAATCATCATTTGTAATAAGTATATCAGAGACTAACTTGTTGGTCAACTAATGGTATACTTATAAGATGTGCCCAGTATGCCAAGAAACACTAATCCCCATAGTCTATGGTGCTTTAGATGACCATCATCTGTCGCTGCACAAAGAGGGTAAAATAATTTTAAGCGGGTACAGGGAAAGATACTCTGATCATCCAAAATCTTATTGTGTTAATTGTCAAGAACCATATAATGTAGAGGTATTAAGAGACCCCGTAGTTGGCTAAGTGATGTTCGCAAACGCCAACGATAGAGTATTTCTCATCAGCAGTTAAACCAACGTCGTTAAACTTGGCTGAATCCTCACAGTACTCGCAAACTTCCTTATCTTTCATAGTATTATTATACCACTAACCATATTCAGCGTCATATTAATCACTTATACCTAGATAGTTCGTAAGCCTGAAGATAAAGTTCCTCACACCTTGAAAGATCGTGCTCAGATACCCACCCCTTAATGTTCTCGTACTCTTCATGCTCTATAAAAGTTCTAGAATACGATTCCATTGACTCCAACTCAGAGTTGATTGTGCTACTATCAATTTTTTTATTAGTTTTGCCAGTTATTTTGTCTATTATTATATCTAAGTTATCAAAACATGAGACATCAATAATATGATCAGAGCCATTGATTATAGATGTATAAGTATTTTCGTAATCAATTACGGATTGCTTTATAGTATCTTTCATTGGCTGTCCTGGGTCTTCATGAAAATAAATCATAGTTCTAGATACGATAGAAGACATTGGTTTTTTAATGGTGGATATAACCTCTAGTCTTTCTATTTCTGTAACACTTTGAATTCTTTTTGGATCTCTAAAGACTGTAATTGATTTACCAGTTTTTTGTCTCCACGCTTTTTCAAAGTAGTTTGTTCCAGATCTAGGGTAAGATGCAAGAACAAATGAATGTTTTTTTATCATTACCAATCTTTACCTAACGCCATCCCATGTTCCAATTTTTGTAGTAGGGATGCCATGTTCAAACCATAAACGCAAGACTGATGGATTGTCATCGACGGCATGAATGACATTCCAGTGCTGCTTAATCTTATAAAGGATGTCGCTTTTGACTTCGTAATCAGGTCTGAAGTCACCATCTTTACGCATATATAGTGCATGGTGACCAATATCATTTTTTGCTAACCAGTATGAAGTAACACCACGCCAGGTTTCTCTGCGGGAAGTAACAATAATAACATGATGTTGATCAAAGAAAGCCCTATTAACCATCTCAACTACTTCTTGGTTTGGCTCAGCATTAATTGATTCAGCATGAAACTTATCAAAGTCTTTTTTAAAGTTAGGGCTATTATGTATGTTTCGTATGTTGTATAAGTATGGCTCAACATTTGCTAGTGTGCCATCAACATCAAATATGATTGCTTTGTGTTTCATTTCTCCCAATTTTCTGTAAGCCATTTAGTATCAATACTGTAATAGGTTCCCCATTTTTCATAAGGCTTGTTTAGATACTTCCACATTTTTGCATGGTATTTATAACGCCAACCATATTCTCCATCCTCATCAAGGAAGACTGCCTTAACAAGATGATCAGAGGCAATGCTACCAAGCCAATTACTAATCAGTCTTAGTGGAACTATCTTTGTTTTCTCTATCTTTGTAGACTTCCATGGGAACCCATCGTAATCTTCCATCTTTATACTCTCTTTCATATCCCAAGGACTTCCAGTCCATCTTCATAATCTTAGGTTCTCTTGACATTAAGGCACCAAATCTTTCCGTCATTCATAGTCTGATGTATTTCCCAAAACCAGTCAAAACTACTGTTACCATTACATGAGTAACACTTAATGGCATCTGTCATAATACCTCCTGTATACTACTAATAATAGCATCTGTCTTCTCTTTAGTCAAACCCTTTAGTTCATAACTAGGAAATCCAACCTTATCGTTTTCATCCCAATATTGTGTGCTATTTAAATATTCAACGGCATGTTCAAGTTCCTTCTTTATCTTATCACGCAAAAGAGTCATGGCCATTTCTTCTGTACCACATTTAGGGCTAGTCCAATGGCTAATAATGTATCCATGATGATATGCAACATAGTATGGCTCTTCTCCGTAAGACCAGATTTTATGAATATACCAGTGGCAATCACGATCTTTGTGATGATCCTTGTTTACATATTCATACCACACATCAGTTAGTTTAGTTACTTCTTCTTCCAGAGTCATTAGCATCATCCTTTGTCCACTCGTATACACTATCATACAGGTAATTCATTACTTCGTCAACTGCCCCCGCCATTGTGGGAGCGGTACATGAACAATAGAAACCATCTTCAGCAAAAGATAAATCCGCTTCCCAGTGTGTAAACTTGTCATCAAACTTAACCTTAGTAATCTTAATAGTTACAGAGTCTGAATAATCTAATTGATCTTCAGGCCACTCAATCTCACTCATCCATGCCACTCATCAAATGATATGCCACAAAGACCACATACGCCAAGTGCTCTATATTTATTATTCACATACGTATGAGGGCAATCAGATCTACCAGCATTTGGATAAGTACCCTGCTCAACTCCATTAGTACAATCATTTACAGTCCACTGTTGTGGCGGTACTGTAAGTGTCTGACCAATACCTGGATTGGTAGGAATAGTCATCTTTAACTGATAAAACTCTTTAGCAGTTTCATACCCTGCACGATATGCATCATCTAATGCCTGTTTAACTTGCTTTACTTGTTCATCTGTTAATCCGCTTGGATTAAATATAATAATTGGTGAGTTCATTTCTTGTTTCCTATTCTGATTCTATTATATGTTCTGGCACGAAACTTATATCGTGGACGATATGTTGTAATTGTCGTATATGTGTACATTTTAAATTCCCCTCAAACTAAACAAGTTCTTCCATGAATGAAATGCCCATCCATTGCGGGTACGGTAATAAGTAAGTTCAAACACAGCACCATAAGTTGTTACATGATCAATAACTGTATTAGTTATCTCTGAGGTATTATAGAATTTACCCATCATAGGGCCATTAATTGCGATCATCAAAGAACTCTTCTCTAATTGATACGCCAATAAGATACGAAGCAAATGATAATCCAAACCCAATAAAAAGTATAACGAAGACTGTTGTATGAAATACTCCAAGGTACAGAAATAATCCTAATGGAATTGCTCCTGTTATAAAATCTTTAATCATATTAACCTTTCCTCAACTCCGCTTTTAGTTCTCTCTTAATAGTTTTCCATTCATGCTCATGATAATACCAACGATTAGCATCTTCTTTAATAGCATATGCTTCTACTTCTTCTGCAGTCCCCCAAAAAATACCCTTAACGATTTCTTCTTTCAATTCATCAACTTGCTCTTGGTTTTCACAACTTTCAAGCGCATCACAATAAGAACATGATCCGTATCCAACTACGGTAAAGCCAAACTTGTTACCATTTTTGAGCAGGTATACATAATCACCCTGCCAATCACCAATGTTCCAGTCTTTAACAATAGTTCCAGCAGACGAAACCAAAGAATCATAGGACTCATTTGGATAAAAATAGTCTTCCATTATTTACCCCTTGCAATAGCAAGAGCAATCCCCAAAGGTATAATTTGGGTGTCATTTTCTTTTGCAACTTGCTCAATTTCCTGGGCTATCTCCTCACGGATAACATTTTCAATATCAAAAAGTAACTTACGAATTGCCTTATCTTTTAGGCTACCAGCATAATTCATAAGAAGTTCTTCTGTCATCTCATATTTATCCATTACTTACCCTCCAATACCCAATTAATTGATTTAATAGTTTTATATATGTAATACTTATCGTCATCTAGTTGATATGATTTACCTAAAAATTCTAGTTCTTTCCATGACATTCCCGCCTTTTTGAGAAGGTTGTCACGGCTTGTGATTAGTTCTTCTTGAGTCTTAATGATCATCCTAAGTCTACCTCAATGGCTTGTCCAGTACCCTGCTTAACTACCTTTTTATGCCTACGCTTCATGGCTCTGGTTGCACCACTCTTAGTATG